ATGGGATGTTTATACCCCAAAACGAGTCGCTAAGTCATGATTAGTCATGATCAGGTCATCATTGACCCCCATCAGGTTGAAACAGTCTCAGATCGGCTCACATCGGTTTTTTTGCCGATAACAGCTCCACGAATCCACTCACCGCTCAATGATTTGCCTTCACGCGGCTTTGAATTGATTGATTTTGCCGATCAGATCATCGATGGCGGCTTTATGCCGTGGCAAAAGTGGTTGGCCGAACACAGCTTGAAGGTAAAGCCCGATGGCCGCTATCACCATCCTGTCACGGTGGCCACGGTCGCAAGACAAAATGGAAAATCAACTTACATGATGGCCCGGATCATGATGGGCTTGTTTCATTGGGATGAATCCTTGCAGGTTTCCACAGCTCATAGATTGGTCACTTCTCTGGAGCAATTTCGAGCCATTGTGCAGATTATTGAGGAAAACGCCGATTTGGCCAATCAGGTAAAGCGGATCAGATGGCAACATGGCGCCGAGGAAATCCAAACCATGAAAGGCAATCGATTTATTATCAAAGCTGGTGGATCGGCAGCTCGTGGATTGTCAAAACCTGAAACCATCCACATGGATGAAATTCGAGAGCTACACGACATGGAGACATTTGCCGCAATGCGCTATACCTTGATGGCAGCTAAGAATCCACAGGTCAATTGCTTTAGCTCGGCAGGTGATTCGCACTCTATGGTCTTGAATCAGCTGAGAGAGCGCGGATTGGCCGCAGCTAGTGGCGCAGCCGATGATGTTGGCTATTTTGAATGGTCAGCACCAACGGATGAGATTTCATTGGAAAATGCCGCTTTTGCCAATCCCGGACTTAACATCACAATTCACCCAGATAACATTAGAGCGGTTTTCAACGATCCTCCGGATGTAGTTATGACCGAAGTTTTAAATCGATGGGTCCAAACTATTAGTAGTGTCGTGGGAGCCAAAGAATGGCAAGAGTGTGGCGATGAAACCATTGATCTTGATGATGACAAGCTCACATGGATGGCAATTGATATTTCACCGGATCGAAAGCACGCCGCATTGGTAGCGGCTCAAAAACTTGGTTCAGAGTCATTTGTCGTAAAGTTGTTGCACACATGGGAAAACTCAATCCAGCTTGATGATCGGGCCATTGCCAATGATGCAGCTGCTTATTGCCGCAAATATCCTATTGAATATCTGCTTTACAGCCGGCGCACATCCGGAGCTGTTGCAGCTCGTATGCAGCCGGCCGGCATCCCGATCCATGACATGGACAGCGATTACCCGCAAGCTTGTGACGAATTATTAGGCGCAATCAACTCAGGCAGACTCAAACACCGAAATCAAGCTGCATTGACCGAGCAAATGTTGTCAGCTGTGCAATTGAGGCGTGGAGACGGCGGATGGGTCATTGGACGGCGTGCCAGCCAATCAGCGGTTTGTGCCGCCGTAGCATCTGCATTGGTTACGCACTTCGCGACACGCCCGGAAACGGAAATTGATATTTTAGTGGGTTGATCCTTGACATTTTGAAAAAATGCTCCCATGGGATTATTTGATCGAAAGCGCACCATTGAAACCGTTGCGATTCAGCGCGGTGCCGATGTAGCTGCACAAATTGGGCCAGCTCCAACATTGGATGCATTTTATCCATTTGGCGGCGCAGATTATCTTGCGACTCGCGAGGAAGCTATGTCGGTGCCAGCAATTGCTCGCGCACGAAATATGATCTGCAATTCAATTGCAACAATTCCTTTAGTTACACGCGACAAAAACACAGGTCAAATTATTGATCAACCCGTTGTAATTTCTGATCCGGACAAGCGAGTACCGGGAGCTGTCTCATGGTGTTGGGCAGCCGAAGATTTACTATTTGTGGGGTTTAGTTATTTTCAGATTATTGATCTATTTGCCGATACGGGCCGAGTTCGTCAAATGTGGCGCGTTGCTCCAAATCGCGTTGGCGTTTTCTTAAACGACAAAGGCACGCAAATTGAGTATTACACAGTCGATGGATCGCGTGTGCCAGATTCCGGTGTCGGAAGTTTAATTGTGTTTTACGGAAACGATGAAGGATTATTAAATCGAGCAGGTCGCACAATTCGCGCAGGTGCAGAGCTTGAAAGAGCCGCTGCAATGTACGCGCGCGAACCTGTGCCATCGATGGTGTTGAAATCCAATGGAACAGCGTTGCCAGCCGACCGCATCGCTAAACTTTTGGATGCATGGGGCGCAGCACGCAGAAATCGTGGCACAGCATTTTTAAATGCAGATGTTGAATTGACAACGGTTGGATTCACACCGGAGCAAATTGGCCTCAATGCTGCACGCGAAATTATTGCAACTGAATTAGCTCGTGCCGTGGGTATTCCGGCTTACTTTATTGATGCGCCGACTGGATCATCCATGACATATGCAAACGCCAGCACGGCGCGTCAAACTTTGTTGGACTTTTCGCTGTTGCCGCTAATGAACAGCATTGCCAGCCGTTTATCAATGCCTGATTTTACGCCATCAACACAGCGTGTTGAATTTGATTTGAAGGCTTACTTGCGCGGATCAGAAAAAGAGCGCGCAGAGATTTACAAGATTCTTTTTGATATTGGAGCAATTACCACAGCTGAAATCAGACAAATGGAGGACATGATCTCATGAAGCTAACAACACCAATGCAAATCACGGCAGCTGATTCGGACTCACGAACAATCACCGGCCGCATTGTTGCATTTAACGAACATGCAAACGCATCAACAGGCAAAGTCGTTTTTGCTCGCGGATCAATTCAACCAGGTGATGTTTTTTTAAACCTAGAGCATGACATTACTCGCAGGATTGGAAAAAGTATCGCGATGAGTGTGAATGACAAAGAAATGACGGCTACCTTTAAAATCGCTAATACCACAGCTGGTAACGATGCATTGGTTGAAGCAATGGAAGGTTTGAGAGATGGATTCTCAATTGAATTAGCTGTTGATGATTACGAAATGCAAAAAGACGGAACAATGAAAGTTAAGAATGGACAGCTAGTAGGCGTTGCACTCGTCACCGAACCTGCCGTGCGATCTGCACGCGTTTCGGAAGTAGCAGCATCAGAAGATTCTGAAACTCAAGAAGGATCAGATATAACAAACCCAAATGAAGGAGACAAAGTGGAAAACACTACCGAACAAGCCGCTCCTGCCGTTGAACCGGTAGAAGCTCCAACAGTCGAACCTGTACAGGCATCTCGTCCTGCATATTTCACAGCACCACGATCACCAATTGTGAACAAGGTTTCATATCTTGAGCATTACCTAAAGGCAACAATTTTGCATGATGAGGATTCTCGTCAATATGTGAAAGCCGCCGATAATACGACTAGCACAGCGCCTGGCATGGTGCCAACGCCTCAAAGCACACAAATCGTTAATGCACTTGCAAATGCAGATCGCGGAATGATTGATGCGCTAAGTCGTGAAACACTTGTTGGCGAAGGCATGACATTCGAGATTCCTCGAGTTACAGCTGTCCCAACCGTGGCAAATGTCGCAGAAAATGCACCTGTCACAGATTCATCACTTTCAGCGACATTTTTGAGTGTGCCTGTTCAATCATTTAAAGGCCGCGCAATCACAACGGTTGAACTCATTGATCGCAGCCGTCCAGAATATCTAACAGCTCTTTTGCAAAATCTTGAATTTGCTTATGCAAAAGTAACTGATGAATTTGCCGTTGGAACAATTGCCGGTGCAGGCCAGCAAACAGGTGTCAATGCAAACTCATCAACAGGTTTCTTGGCATATACATCTCAAGCCGCTGGTGCTGTGTATAACTCATCACTTGGGTTTGCTCGCAACATCGTTGTTTCACCCGGACAATGGACAAACATCATGGGTTACAACGACAATGGCGCACCTCTATACAATGCGGCACAACCTAGCAATGCGGCAGGAAATGTTCGCGGAGACAGTTTGCGTGGCGTAGTTTCACCGGGATTAAATCTGTTTGTTTCTCGCTCAATCGGTAACGCTGGAGCAACAACATCAACAGGCGATTTCTCAATGGCTGTTATCAATCCAGATGCATGGACATGGTACGAGTCCCCACGCTTTACATTGCGTACAGCAATCCAAAGCGATGGAACCATTGATATTCTTTATTATGGTTATGCAGCAATTGCTCCAAAGATTCCATTTGGTGCTTGCTGGAATCAGACCTGAGATTAAAACAACTAATCATCGGTAGCGGTCGCTCCCGAACGCTACTTATACGAAAGGAACCGAGATGCCAGCAATAGTCACAGCCTCACAGCTGAGGTCAATTCTTGGTGTCTCGGTTTCTTTGTACTCAGATGCACAGCTTGATCAAATAATTGATTCAGCTGAACAAACGATTTTGCCTTTACTTACGCAATACCAATCATCGGTGACTTTTGCCAATGTGAGTGATTCCGTCATTTATTTCACCACAATGCGGCCCAACTATTTTGTGCCGGGTCAATCCGTTGTTGTTACCGGGGCCGGAGCTTACAACGCGACTTATACAGTCACCGATGATCGGATTGAGCCATATACATTTACAGCGGCAACAGCGGCGGCTGATCGAACATACCCATTGCCGTTTATTCCTAGCGCATTGGCTACCTTATCCGGTGGATCAGCCGCACAGCTGTATGCAACAACACCACCGGTTGAAAACGCAATCTTGGTTGTATCGGTTGAAATCTTTCAGAGCATTACAGCTCCCGGCAATCAGATCATGTCAGACAACTTTCAGCCCGCGCCATTTATTTTGGGGCGCAGCTTAACAAACCGAGTCATTGGCCTTTTGGGGCCATTCTTGGATGTTGAAACGATGGCTCAATGAGTATCGAATCAGCCATCCGCACACCATTAAAAACAGCACTTTCAGGCATTGCGGCAAATGTGTATAACGGAATTCCAGAAACAATGACATCTCCCAGCATATGTTTAATCCCGGATGCACCTTATTTGGAAAGCCTTTTGATCAATGGATCAACAACAAAGGTCAAAGTAAATCTAACTGTTACAGGCGTTGTGGGTTATTCAAACAATGCCGCAGCTTTGGACAATCTTGAACAATTGATGATCAGCATCATCAGCGCAATGCCGAATGGTTATGTTGTCGGCAATGTGAATCAACCACAACCATTGGAAGTCGGTGCCGGTAAGTATCTTACGGCCGATTTACAAGTAAGCACCTACTATACCAATTAAGGAGAAAATAAATTGCCGACAACTATCATTACCGGTAGAGATATTACTTTCAGCATTGCTGCTGCAAATTATGATGCTCAAGCTACATCAGCGACTTTAACTGTTGATTCAACAATCAACACTTATCAGACACTAGATGGCAAGGCGTATTTTACAACCGATACTCAAGGCTCGTTTGCCGTTGAAATGTTGGCTGATTGGGGAGCATCAGGATCACTTTGTGAAGCTCTCTGGACAGCTGCAACCAATGCACCAAATACTGGCCTTTCAGTCATATTTGGCGCAGATTCAGGAGCATCATTTGCTTTTGATGTTCAGCCAATTTTGCCATCTGCCGGCGGTACAGCTCCAGATGCCCAAACAGTTACGCTTGCATTCACATGCGTAACAACACCTATTTTAACAATTACCTAATAGAAAAGGATCGGGAGCATGAAACTACCAATAACAATTGAATATACAGATGGCAATGCTGAAACATACATTGCACATCCAGCGGAATGGGCAAAATGGGAAAACAAGACAGGCAACACGATTGGACAAGCTCAGGAGAAAATGGGCGTGTCCGATCTGTTGTTTCTTGCTTACCACGCAATGAAAAGAGAAATGGCCGGCAAACCTGCCAAACCATTTGAAATTTGGTGTGAGACTGTCAGCGACATTGTTGTCGGTGATGCAAACCCAAAAGTTATAGAGCCGGAAGCATAAATCGCATTTTGTGGGAAGTCGCTATCGCAAGCGGCCAACCAATTAGCGAGTTTAGAACGGCCGAGGATTTATTAACCGCAATTGAGATTTTGGAGAAAAGAAATGGCTGAGGAAGCGGTCGCATTTAGCAAGCAAGAATTGCGATCTGTTTTGTCAGCTTTCAAAGCAATGGATGATGAAGCTGTTAGTCAAGCCAAAACTGTAAGTAATGGCTTGGCTACTTATCTTCAAACCAAGATAATTGGTGCAGCTAGTGCGCGACCAAATGCCGCAGCATCAAGGATTGCGCAAGGATCTCGTGTAAGTAAGTCATCAAAGATTGGTGAGTTGTCATTTGGATTTGTCGCTCAGAAATTTAGTGGCGGTGGTACTACTCAACAGCTTTGGGGCGGTTATGAATTTGGCTCAAATAAATACAAGCAATTTCCAAAATGGTCAGGCCGTGAAGGTCGAGGATCAAAAGGTTGGTTTATATATCCAACTCTTAGAGCTGAGCAACCTTATCTAATAGGCCAATGGCTTGAATCATTTGATCGCATTTTAAAGGAGTGGTGAGATGGCCGGACAATCCAGAACGCTAAAACTCGCTTTATTAGCCGAAGTTGCTGATTTCACTAAAAATGTTGGCACCGCTGGGAAAGATACAGAGACGCTTGGTGAGCAATTTTCCGCTTTTGGTAAAAAAGCCGCTTTGGCATTTGCCGCAGCCGGCGCGGCCATTGGTGCCTATGCAAAAATAGCAATTGAAAATGCGGCAGCGGATGAGAAGGCACAGCGTAATCTTGCGCTAACTATTGAAAACACAACAACGGCCACAGCTACACAAATTGCGGGGGTTGAAAAATACATCAGTACAACTAGCGTTGCAATTGGTGTTACAGATGATGAATTGCGCCCGGCATTTTCACGCCTAGTCAGATCGACAAAAGATGTTGAGGATGCGCAAAAATTACTTAATTTGGCATTGGATGTTTCGGCTGCCACAGGCAAACCATTGGAAGCTGTAGCAAATGCTTTGGGTAAAGCTTATGACGGAAACCTTAATGCTTTAGGTCGTTTGGGTCTTGGTATTGATGCATCAATTTTAAAATCAAAAGATTTTGATCTTGTCTTCAATACACTTACAGACACCTTTGGCGGATTTGCAGAAAATGAAGCTGATAGCACTGAAAAGGCATTTGCTCGAATAAAGATTGCCAGCGATGAAGTTCAAGAGCAAATTGGTGCAGCTCTTTTGCCAGTTGTACAAGAATTAACCGAGTTCATTCTTACAGATGTGGTGCCAGTAGTTCAGAGTTTTGTCGATGGTTTAACAGGTGCCAATGGCCTTGATTCTAGTTTGACTGAATCCCAAAAAACAGCCATTGAGTGGGGCAAAAAAATAAAAGGATTAATTGAAACTGTCATTACTTTTAAGGATCAATTGATTGCTGTTGGAGCTGTCATTGGCACGGTGTTTTTGGTTTCCAAAATTGCAGCTGGGGTTACAGCCACAATTGCGTTGATTAACACATTGATTAAGGCTTACAACCTTTTAAAAGCATCATCAATTGTTGCAGGTGTAGCTTCGGCTTTTGCTTTGAATCCATTGCTTGGTGTCGGAGCTGTAGCTCTAGCGGCGGGCGTTTTAGCCGGAGCAAACGCTTTGGCAAATAAATCAAATACTCCGGCAGCTGGTTTAGGCGGCGCAACTGGTTTCAGCGGCACAATGCCAGATGGAACACCTTTCAACACCGGCGCGGCTGTCGAAACTAACCTATCAAAAGCAGATGCAGCAGAATTGGCCGCCAGTAAAGCAGCCGGTATTGCTGAATCTAAAATAATTATTGCCGGTGCTGCAAAAGGTCTTTCTGCTACCGAGGCACTAGCTGCCGCCGCCGCTGCCTCATCATCAAACATTGTCACGGGTTCATTCAATGCTGGCAGCTTTAAAGAAACCGAAGCAGCAACAAGCGGCACGGTGATTAATGTAACTGTAAATGGTGCGTTTGATTCCGAAGGTACAGCTCGCACAATTACGGAAACTCTCAATGACTCTTATTTCCGTGGCACAGGTGGTGCTGGGAATTTCTTGGTTGCAGGATGACAATCTTTAATCCCGTTTGGCGAGTTAAAATTGGTGGTATCCAATACACAAATTATGTGCTGGCCAATTTAAAAATTACATCAGGCCGCACAAACATTTATGAACAAGCAAATGCGGGCTATGTAAATTTAGAATTAATCAATCTTGATCAATCTAACATCGACATTGAAATCAACGATGCCGTAAGTATCGAATTGCAGGATTCCACAGCTACATTTGTGCCAATTTTTGGCGGTACTGTCGTGGAATTTAACATCGGAATTGCTGCATCAGGCGTTGTGGGCATAAACCAATCTGTTTCGATTATAGCTCTTGGAGCTTTATCCAGATTGCCAAAGGCTTTAACAAATGGTGTTTTAACACAGGATTTTGATGGCGATCAGATTCTCACAATTCTTACGGATTTATTGGTCAATTCTTGGAATGAAGTGCCAGCGGCTTTGACATGGGCAACCTATGATCCAACGGAGCAATGGCAGGACGCTCAAAATACCGGATTGGGTGAAATTGATACACCGGGCAGCTACGAATTAGCACAAAGAGCATCATCAACGATTGATGTTTATTCATTGGTTTCGGCATTGGCAACATCAGGATTAGGTTATCTATACGAATCCGCAACTGGCCAAATTTCCTATGCCTCGGCAGATCATCGATCAATTTATTTAGCTACCAACGGCTACACAGATGTTTCAGCTGCCCAGGCTTTGGCCAATTCGCTATCGGTACAAACCCGATCTGGAGACATTCGCAACGAGATTGTTATCAAATACGGTACCAATTCATCATCGGAAGTTACCGATGAGGATTTTGTATCCATTGGTTTATACGGTCGTCTAGCTCAAATTATTACAACAACAATTAAACACCAAAATGATGCTGAGGATCAGGCCGCGTTTTATTTGACTCTTAGATCATATCCTCAAGCCAATTTTAATCAAATCACTTTTGAGCTGACAAACTCAGAAATTGATGATGCTGACCGCAATTCTTTGATTAACATTTTCATGGGATTGCCATTGCGTATAACAAACCTACCGCTCAATATGGCTTCTGGCACGTATCTTGGATTTGTGGAAGGTTGGACATGGCGCGCCTCTTACAATTCTGTGTCAGTTACCGCTTTACTTTCACCATTGGCATTTTCATTGCAAGCCATGCAATGGCAAGATGTCGCAATTGCAGAACAATGGAACACAATTAGCGGAAGCCTTAATTGGGCTAATGCCTTAGTCGTAGCGTAAGGAGATAAATTGAGCAATCCAACAACCCCATTCTCGTGGCAAATGCCGACAGCCACGGATTTGGTCACAGATTTGCCGGCAGATTTTGAGGTCTTTGGTCAAGCTGTTGCCACATCAATGGCTGATCTATTAGGCGGTACATCAGGCCAGATTTTGGCAAAGAATTCAAACACCGACATGGATTTTGTCTGGATCGCAAATGATCAAGGTGACATCACCGGCATCACGGCATCATCACCGCTGACGGGTGGCGGTACAAGTGGAGCTGTAACTCTAGGAATTCTTTCGGGCACGACATCAAATCTTGGAGCGGTGCAGTTAAGTGATTCAACATCTAGCACATCAACCACTTTGGCAGCGACAGCAAATGCTGTAAAATCAGCTTATGACCTAGCAAATGGGGCAATTCCAAAATCATTGGTTGATGCAGCCGGTGATTTAATTTATGCAACAGCTGATAACACACCAACAAGATTGGCATTGGGCACAGCCGGTCAAGTTCTTAAAGTCAATTCAGGTGCAACCGCTCCTGAGTGGGGTACTGCTTCCGGTACTTCATTGCCAACTTTTAGCGCGAATAAAGATGCCCAGCAAGCAATAAGTGCCGCTACTTGGACAAAAGTCACTTTTGTAACGGAAGAATGGGACACAAACAACAACTATGCCTCAAGTAGATTTACACCGACCGTTGCAGGTTATTACCAAATAGGCGTGATCTATACGATTAATGCTTCTGGGGGTGCTGGAACCATCACTTTGGCAAATTACAAAAATGGTGCATTATATAAAAGATTTATTGCAAATAGTTATGTGGATGGCAATACATTCTGCGGTAGTAATCTTGTCTATTTAAATGGCAGCACCGATTATGTTGAAATGTATGTAAATACCAGCGTATCAAGTAATCAGT